GTTCTGTTTTAGGACGATCCATACCGTCTTGGATCGGTTTGAAGAAAAACGGATAGTTAACGGATATTGGCACGACTTTATCTGTGAACATTTTTTTAGCATCTGATCCAGATTTAGATAATATACCGAATCTGGCGTCACTGGATATCGTCGCTTGATTAACAAGCTCTGCTGAGGACATAAATGAAAATCCAGACCTTCTGTTTTTAAGATAGCACATCCCGTAACATCTGTTATCTGCTTTGCATGCTTCCCAAAATATATAGAATAATCTATTTGCTTCTCTGTAATTTGGTGCTCCAACGTCGATCTTTGACCATTGTAGGTACATGTAATGAGTACCAGTGATATATGTACAATTGCCTTTGTTATAAAACCAATAACCTTGTTCTCTTCTTGTAAATTCTTTATCAATGTAATCATACCACTTTTCTTTAAATTCAGTGTCATGCTCTTCCCAGTCAAACCTAGATTTGATTCTACTTAATTCTTTTGGATACTCTTGCTTTTCCCAGTGTTGCTCCGCTTTTTCTTTACTTCGTTTAAACGGTTCATTTGTTGCTGGTAAAGCAATCCTGAGATTCTGTATTTCAATGATTTGTCCAATTTGTCCAGTTTTACTTATTACTATAAAATCATAATCAGAGTTGTAACCATACTCCCATTTTTTGAAACGATTTTGTTTCTTTAATATTTTAGGGTTAATTAAATCTTTAACCTCTTTCCAAAGAGTTTGTTCGTAACTCACTTACTTCTCCCCTCTGCAAAACCTTTAAAAGCTTTCTGTTCTTTAACTTCTTTAGGTTTTTCATTTAAAATATCTTCTTCTATCTGTATACGAGTTAATATTTCAAAAGCATCAAATATTGCTAACTTTTTAGTTGCAGCAGCATTTTTTAATCTATCAGCGCTTACATCGTCGTCTGAGTCTACAATCTTTTCTTTTGCTACTTTAATTAGCTCCTCAACCGCTTTTTGCCCAGCTTGGATTATTTTCTTTTTCGTTTCCTTTATATTCATGGGTTAAAGCTATATCATTTGATTTCATACAATAGAGTCGTTCACCTTCTATAATAAACTCAAATTCAGAGTTCGGGGTAAACGTAATAAGTGTTCCAGGTGTTATTCCTAGCGCTTTTAAGGTGTTATTAGTATATTTTACTATACCAACATTAGGTTGTTCTTTTCTATTCTGTAAGAAGCTTTGGTTTTTTATTGGTTTTATAAAACAGTAATTTAAATGTGATTTTAAATTATACATATAAATCTGTTCAGGTGAAACAAAATAAAGATCATCTTTAAAATATGTTGAACTATTTCGTTCTTTTCCTTTTTGATCATACCACCTTCTAAATATGTTGTGATGAATACAAACTTCATCTCCTATATTTACTTTAGTTTTAAAAGCAGCTGGAGTAGCAACTACAACCGCTTTTTTACTAATAAAATGATAATCTTCAATACCTGTATTAACAATAAGTTTTTTATCACCTATTTTTTTTATATTATCGTATCTTTCATTTAAAGGTTTTACGATAAAGCTATATAAGCTATTCATTAATATTTAAGATCGTACTCTACAGATACTGCCATATTAGAATTAAACTTTTTCCAAGGCAAGACTTCATCGTTTTTAGTTATGTATATATTATACGATTGATCTTCACTTTCAAAAAGAATATCACTAATAATATGCTTGCCATAGACTTCTTGCCCAGTAGCATAATGCATAGCTTCATTTTTATAATCAGCTCCTATACTAATCTTCCTTATTATCTTTGACATCTTCTTTTTCTATCTCAGTATAAGTACCATCTTCAAGACTAATATTTACTTGGCCATATTCAGCTTCAAGAACTTCTTTATATTCTTCAATATCTTTATTAACACCAGCTATCTCATGTAGTAATCCGTGCTTTTGAGTTTCTAAAACACCTATATTACTTATTAATTCATTAAGTTTTTTTTGTTGCTCTTGAATTAACTTTAATTCTTCTTCTTTAATTTTCATTTGATTTGATTTAATTGTTTATTTACCTGTTACTTATATATTTACTTGTATAAGTAACTTTTTACTATTCAGGATCTGGTTCTGACCAAGCTGCAGTTGCCATTAAAGCTAAAGCTTCATCTTGATTCATTACATCACCTACTATTGGTAAACTACCATCTGTAACAAAACTTGGAGTTACTCTGTAGCTTAATAACCCTTGAGTATTTGCTAAATTTCTTCTCATTGATTGTGCACTTTGCTGATCTACTTGTGAGAATAAAACTAAGTTTGTATCACTTAACTCAATTACTATATAACTTTTATTATTCATTTTTTTTATTTTAATATTTTAACTTGGTACATCTGTTACTCTATCTAATACATCCATGTTTTCAGATAAGCCATTTGCTGAACTGTAAGGAGCATCACCTACAATATCTATTGAACTTGTTCCTAAACCATTTGCTGAATATCCAACTCCATTTGTAATGTCATCATTTGCCATATTAGTTGAACTTGCAGCATTATTAGTTCCTATCTCATCTAAACAAGTCCATTGCGAAGTAGCTGAATTAAAAGAACTATTAGAACCTAATTGCCACCAAGCAGTTGGTTTAGTTCCAGAAAAAGTATTTAAGTTAGATGGAACGCCTTGATTATAAACTTCAGTTACTTCAGTAGAACTTAAGGTTGTTCCACTCCAAACAGCTACATTAGACATGTCACCATCTAAATCAAAAGTACCATTTGGCCTTGCTCCAATATCTCCAATTAAAACATCAGTTCTATCAACTCCTGAACCAAAATTAGAAACAGCTGCTCCGTTTATGTAAACTATAGGTGTTGTGCCATCTCCAGTAATAATAAAATTATACCACACGCCAGATTCAATAGGTACAGACGTGTTTGTTATTATTGCACCATTAGCTCCTTGTAGAAAAATTCTAAAATTACCATTAAGATTATCCAATAAAGGATAATATCTGTTATTGCTTGAAGATAGTGGAATTGCAAATTGACCAGCAGGCACAACTCTTAATTTAAACCAAAAAGAAACAGATTTGTTATCTGGTAATAAAATTTCACTATCAAGGTTAAAAACTTGTCCAGTTCCGTCTAAAGTAATTGCATAAGGACTATATCCAGAAGTTTGCTGTAAGTCGCTTTGAACTAGGTTTGCTGAAGTCATACCAGAACTTGTTCCATCGTTGCTACCAGCAGAATCTTTTATTGTCCAGTCAGTACCGTCAAAAGTATCTTGAGCGTTTAGCTTATACCAACTCTGTAGAGAAGTAAAACCAGACATTGAAGTAAGTGGTGAACCATTATTGTAAATAGTTTCTATTGAGTTAGAACCTGTTTCTGGTAGTGCTGTATTAAATACCTGTACATTCGACATTTCACCCTTCCAATAACTTGTGTTATTATTCCTATATCCTATATTAAACCCAGTAGTTAAAATAGACCATCCAGCAGTCATTGTAAGAGTTTGAAAAGAGTTATTAATACAGCAAGTTAATTGATTTGTAGATAAATCATATACTAATGCAAAATGAGACCACACATTAGTAGGGAGTTTATTTAAAGAAAAGTGTGTCAATGATGTACCTACAAATACTTGAATATTTCCAGCAGTTTCTCTAACAAGCATACCAGCTCCAGGATATCCTTGACCTCTTTGAAATACAGTAGGAAAACTTGCAGTATGTGTTGAATCTAAATAAAGCCACGCAGAATATGTCCAACTACTTTGCTCAGATGGAACACTTGAGCTTGAACTAACACTTAAATCTATATAATCATCAGTTCCATCAAAAGAAAATACATAATCTTGTAAACTATTATTTGGAACTAGATAATTAGCTCCGTTATCTACTGATTGGTCGCCTAATTGATAAGCCGCTATTGGCTTTGGTGATAATGCCATTGGATTTGTAACAGCAGTTCCACCACCATAAATAGTAGCTATAGAGTTTGTTCCTGTTGCTGGTAAAGCATAATCAAAAACACTTACTTGGTCTATTTTACCAACAAAAGCAAAAATGCCTAATCCATCACCTATTACAACACCAGAGCTTACAGCTGGATTTGTGTAGTTAAGAGGAGTTGAAAATCCTGGTGTAAAAGTTTCAATAACTCCATTTATAGATAATTTTATTTCACTTGAACTTCCGCTTTTATAAGTTGCTGCTACGTGTACCCACTCATTATGAGGAACTGTTGCAGTAGAAGTTTTAATATTATTTGAAAGATTACACCTAAGCTGTAATTTGTTTAAGTTTGTAACGAGCAATTGAAAACCAAAATAACCGGAATTACCTCTGCTATTTGAATAAACAGCTCCATAACCATTTACATTTGTTTTATATATCCAAGCCGAAATACTTGCATCTGGAGTTGAATTTAAAGAAGTATTAGTGCTTGAGCTGTTTCTTAATTCAATTTCATTTGTTCCATCAAACTCACAGGAATAGTTAGAAACCTTATTCTGGTTTTCGTTACTCGGTATTCGCCATTGGTCGTTAAAAAATTCTGTACTCATAATTAATCTCCCATTCTATACCACTTTACAGGTGGTGTTGTTAATTGACTTAAATCTGCTGTTTTGTTTACTCCTTCTACTACTGCTGTTGCATTGTAAATGCTTAATATCTCTGCATCTGTTAAAGTGGTGTTAAATATCCCTACTTCATCTATCAAACCATCCCATTTTCTGTTTTCACTAAAACTTTGAGCAAAACCCAAAAATCCAAACATACTAGCAAAATTTATAGTCGGATTAATACCAGTAAACGCTACTAAAGTATTTGCCTCTGCTCCATTTATATATAATTTTACACCATCAAAAGTGTTACCACTAACCAAAGTTCCATCA